GATTAATGGAAATTTCACAAGATTTAGGACATAGACCTATTATTTTTATTAGATTTAATCCAGATAGTTATATTGATGTTAATGGAGTTAAAATAAAATCTTGTTGGGGTTTAGATGGTTATGGTTTGTGTTCTATTAAAAATAAAAATAATTGGAATGAAAGATTGATAAAACTTAAAGAAAAAGTTGAATATTGGATGGATGAAAAAAATAAAAGTAATAAAACAATTAAAATTGAGAATTTATTTTATGATGAAAATTTTAAATAATTATTTTATTAAATTTTATTTATGATATTTAATAATATATGAATGATAAAATAGAGTTATTTAATATAATAATTTTGGATATTGATGACACATTAATATGTACTTCTTATATCCTGTCAAATAATATAGATATTTCAAATGAGAATGATATAGAAGAATATAAATTATATTTTATTGAGTTGGATGAATTAATAAGTAATTTGTTAATGTCGTTAGATGAAAAGGGGTATGTATTTATGGTTACAAATGCAAATATTACATGGGTAAATAAATGTTTAAAAATTTTACCAATAACAAAAAATGTTATAGAAGAAAAAAATATAGAGATTATTTCAGCAAGGGATAGATATAAATCAACAAAGATGTTAAAGGATTGGAAAACATATACATTCAAGGATATAATAAAAAATATGATGAAAAGAGTAGATAATAATGATATAGTAAATATTATATCAATGGGAGATGCAAAATATGAGTATAATGGATTATTGTCATTAGATGATTATTTTAAAATAAATTACAGTGATAAAATGTATTTGTTAAAAAGTATAAATTTTATAAAAAATCCATCATTTGATCAGATATTAGAACAATTAAAAGTAATAAACAAAAGTTATAATGAAATAATAAATAAGATAGATTATATTGATTTTAATTTTGAATAAATATAAATAAAAAATTGAAATATAAATATAATTATAATAATAGTATTATAATCTGTAATAGATTAAAAATGTCAAATAATAATGTTGTTTCGTCATCAAAATTCAGTGATATTTTATGGTCTTTAGTTGAAAAAAAATTATCAAATGCGGATATTAAAAGAAATAAGATTTTGTGTGATTTAGGTGAAGATATTCATAATGATAATTATACGGAACAAATCAAATTGATTGCTATTGGTAATGATTATTATTTGAGAGTAAGAGATGAATTAAATAAATATATAAATTTTGATAAAATTAAAAAAAATGATGTAAAAAAGAGTAAAAAAATAAGTAAAAAAATACAGATTACATTAGATAATTCATATAATAATATTAATGATATTTTGAATATATTAAAAAATTATTTTGAGGAGAAGAATATTGTGGATTATGAATATGAGAATTTAATTAAGTCAATAGATTATATTGAATTGAGAATATTAATTTTAATGAAATATATAGACCATTATATTAAGAAATATAAAAAATCAAACGATAGAAATATAAAAGAAATATTATTAGGTTCAAAGAAGATATTATATAATTTAAAAAAGAATAAGAGAAATTTTAAAAAAATATTTTATTTGGAAAATTATGATATTGAATTATCTGATTATTTGATAGATGATTTTACAAAAAAGATAGATGAATTAAATTCATTATGTAATTATAATATTTATGAAATAGCAAATGAATATCCAAAATTAATTTTTGATACAAATTATGACATGACAATACCTGAAATTAAATTAAAGCCATATAAAACTCAAGTTGAATTAATAAATGATATTAAGAATAATTTTGATGATGGATTTATGATTAATTTGAGGGTTTTGACAGGTTTGGGTAAGACTAGTTCAATTACTGCAATTTGTAAATATATTAAAAATATGAATAATTCAAATATTAAGATTATATTTGCGTGTTCTGATTTGTTAGATACAGTAAGAATTCAGGTTGCAAAATTAATGTTTAATTTTCAAATTAAATTTGGAATTGGTGTTGGTAAATTATCAGAAGATAGTTATAAAATAGATAAAATAGTAAGAGAGGGTATTAATAAAATAGATAGTAATATAGATATTAATATAGATAAATTACCATCATATAAAATTACAACATCATATAATTGTGGAAAAGCAAAAAAATCAGATTCAAATGAAAGTCATCAAGAAAAAAAGTTAAGTATGTGTGATGCATTAATTTGTGATTATATTACAACATATATGTTATTAAAAGAAAAAAAATATGAATATGTGGTATTTTTTGATGAGCCAACAATTGGAATTAATAATAATGTGGTATTATTCTATTTATCACAAATATTATATAATTCATCAAAAAGAATGATATTATCATCAGCGACATTACCATTAAAGAGTGAGATAGATAATTATTTGAATTATTTTCAACATAATTATGAAGATGCAAAGATATGTGATATTTCATCTAATAAGGTATTAGTTGGTTGTGTAATTAAAGATTTCAATAATAATACAATTACGCCACATATTAATTGTAAAAATAAAAAAGATTTAAAATTATTTTTAGATAAGATAAAGAATTATCCATTATTGGGTAAATTTTATACATTAACATTTTTAATAAATTTAAATAAATTTATGGATGAATATAATTTGGGTATTAAAATGGATGAAATAGAATCATTTGATCATGAGAATATATTAGAAAATATATTATTATTATTAAAAAAGGTATGTGATAAGGATGAAATTAATTTTGAAAATTTTATTAATATAAAATGCAAAGAGGTTGATGAAAATAAACTTATAAAAAATGATATTCCTGAAGATTATAATAGAATTATTCCTGAAAAATTATTAACAAAACATGCATTTAAATATTTGGGATGTTGTTTAATATCAGTAAATAGTCCAAAAGATTATGTTGAAAATAATTTTAAGGAGATAATAACTAAATTAAAAGAAAAATTAAAAATTAACAGTGTTAAAAAAATGTATGAAAATTTTATTAAAAAAATAGAAGTTATTGATAAGGAAATTAAAAATTGCAATGATACAATGAAGGAAGATGTTAATGGTTCAAAGGATGAACGATTAAGAAAATTAAATGAAAAAAAACCTCAATTTCCATTTCCAAAAAAATTACAAATTAATACTGAAGAGCATATTCAACAATTTTCAAAATATGTGAAAGATTATGATAAGTCATTAGTAAAACAAACATTAGATTGTAAAAATATAGATATAAATTATTATGTTATTAGTGATGATATTAAATTTTTATTGTATATGGGTGTAGGCTTATATTGCAAAGACTTAGATGCAGAATATTGCAACTTAGTATTAAATTTATTAAATGAAAGAAAATTAGCATTTATTATTGCAGATGATTCGTTTTGTTATGGAGCTAATTATGCTATTTCATCAGTAATCATTAATGATTCAATTGGTGATTTGAATACAATTAATACAATATTACAATTAATCGGCAGAACTGGTCGTGTTGGTAAATCAGAAATAGGTCAAGCTTATATTGATAATAATACATTAAGAAGATTAATTGATTTTTTCAATAATAATGACAATAATGATGAAGAAGGTTTAGCAATATCCAATGTTTTTGAAAAAGTTAAAAATTATAATATTCAACAAGAAGAAATAAAGAAAATATATGATGAAAAACAAAAACAAAGAAAGATTGAATTAGATAAAAGACTTAAAAAGGAAAAAGAAATTGCTGAAAAGAAAGCCTTAAAAGAAAAAGATGAATTAGAAAAAAGATTAAAAGAGGAAAAAGAAAAAGAAGATAATTGGGGAAGAAATGATGATAATTTTAATGTGGTAAATAATAATCATCAAAATAATAATTATCAAAATAATAATCAAAATAATAATCAAAATAATAATCAAAATAATAATCAAAATAATAATCAAAATAATAATCAAAATAATAATGATGATTGGAGAAGTAATAATTCTATTGTATTAAATACAAATAATAATGTTAATATAAATAATAATGAAAATAAGAAAAAGAAAAAAATAGATAGAGAAAAATTATTTGGTTCTGATCATAATAAGGAATTAAGTGAAGAACAGAAAAAGTTTAGAGATAGATTTCTATAAAAGATTAAATACATAATTAAATAATTTTTTTTATATGAAATTAAATAATGACTAAAAATTTAATTTCATTGAAATTGTTGGATATAATAGAGAATATTGAGTTAGGATATGTGAATATTCCTTATAAAGAAATAGATTTGGTTATAAGTGGTGGTGGATTTAGTGGTTATTATCATGTTGGTTTTTTTTATTTGTTAAAGAAATTAATAAGAGATAATAAAATTAAAATAAGAAATATTTATGCAACATCAGCAGGTGTATTATCATCTGTATGTTATTTATGTGAAATAAGTATATATGATTGGTTTAATACATATTATAAAACAAAAGAGATATGTGATATAGACATTCATTCATCTGTAAAAAAAGTGATAAGAGAATTATTACCAAAAAACGCTCATAAAATATGTAATAAAAAATTAAATATTGTTTTATCAAAATTTAATTATTATAAATTAGAATGTGAGATAATTAATGAATTTAATTCATTCGAACATTTATTAGATATAATAGATGCATCAATAAATATACCATTTATTTTATCTTCAAAATATGAGGGTGTAATAATAGATGGTTCAAGATATTATGATGGTGGATTAACAAATAATACACCAATTATATATAATAATGATTTACCTCAATTAGTATTAAAAACACATGAAATTGATTATCCAATAACTAAAAAATTTTGGTTGAATGATCCTTATTTAGAATTGTTAATAACAAGAGGAGCTATTGAAAGTTTTGATTTTTTTACAAATAAAGTAAATAATAATTTACCAATAGAATGGATTGATAAAAACCATAAAAAAAATAAAATTGAATATTATAAAATTGATATAAAATATATAAAATATATTTTACCTGCTATGATGTTTTTGTATTCATTAAAATAAATATAATTTTTTTAAATATTTTTAATTTTAATAATAAAAATTAAATCTTTTGTTTTGTAATTTCTTCTATCTTTAAATTCTTTATAATAAAATTTAATATTAGAAATATTTAGAATATTAATTATTTTATTTATATAAATGTCATAAAATAATTGTGATAAATTAACTTTTAAAGCACAATTTTGTATTAATAAATAATCATCATATTCTTTAAAACACCAACATTTATCACCTAAATTATATTCAATATTAAGAGGCGTTAATAATGTAAAAAATTTTTTAATATCAATTAAATTTAAATTAATTTTATAATTTGAATTTAAAATTTTATTTATCAAAATAAGTCTTTGTTCATTATCTGTTAAAACTTTATTATTAATATGTTTTAAAAGTTCATTATTACCTTTATGTAAAGTATCAATAATAGTATCAATATTGTTTAATAATTNTGTATCATCATTAATATTATTGTGCATAAAATAGTGATAAGTTTCATTCATTTTTAAATTATCAATAGTAATGATTATTTATTTATATTTATAATATAATATTATTTAATGGATGAAAATATAAATAAAATAGAGAATTCAAGTTTTCTTTATGATATAAAGAAAAGTCAATCAAATTTCACATTATTTTTTTTTAGTGTTTTATTTGTTATTACTATTTTGATTTTTTCAAGTATTGAAATTACTTTTACATTATTTGTTGGATTAATAATATATATTTTATTTATCAAATATTATTCTGCAATGAATGATGCAAAAAATATTAATGAATGGGAAAAATTCAAAATTAAAGAAAATAAATATGATATTCCAAATAATCATTCTGAAATTATAGATTTTTTATTTAATATTGAAGATTTAAAACAATTTAGTTTTATATTATTTAATGAATTGAAAATTTTAATAATTAATTTTGTTAATACATATGATGATTGTATAAATGATTACACATTAGTAAATGATTATTATAATACACTTGTGAATTTAAAATTAAAAATATTAATAACTATAGAAAATTTTAATATAAATGGTGCTCCAAAGGATATTATAATTAATAATAAACAAATGATTGAAAATATTTTAAATAAATATTTGGATAATTTAAAATTATTAAATAATAAAAATAATTATTATAATGGTTTTGATTTATATGCCAAAGAAATAGAAGATAATAATATTAAAGCATCCAATTTATTTGATTATGAAAATATTTACAGAGGAAATTTATTAGATTTTAATATTCAAAACTATAATTTTATTTAAAAAAAATATAGTTTATTATTATATAATATGAATAATGAAAAATATAATTTTGTTTCAGGTAAAAAATTAGGATATTATGATGTTAAAATTACACATGACTTTACTATAAATTATTTTCAAATTTCTAACTTTGAACGTTTTGATAATGAAAATTATAATATACGTTCATATCTTTTTAAATCAAATTGTGATTCTGGTGGTTGTTGCTTTGAATTTGTTATTAAAAATGTTAAAGATTATCAATTATCAAAATCTGAATTAGAAGAATTTAAACAAGTTCTTAAAAATTCTAAAAATACACCTACACATAAAGTTATGCATAAATTTTTTAATTATGTAAATTTTACAACTGTTCCTCCACCAGATGGAAGTGAGCTTTCACAATGTAATTCCGAATTATTATACCCAATACAATTTTAAATTGTACTAAATATAAAAACGCTTGATGCATATAATTAAATATACATCGCATAACAACAATTGACACTATAAAGGG